GGTTCTTTAAATTTACTAAGCTCTGAACCAAATAAACCTTCAGTTGTTCTGTTAGCAAGAAGTCCTATTCTTGGTAACTCTATGTCTACCTCTGGTAAATCTATGTCTACTTCAGGTAACTCTATGTCTACCTCTGGTAACTCTATGTCTACAAGTTCTTCTATTGTTTCTTTTACTGGCTGTAATATGGTATCATCTATGGTACTGCCTAAAGTTTCTACCGTATCTTTTACTGGTTGTAATACCGTATCATCTACAACTCTACCTGCTTCTGCTATTTCATCTAATGGTATAGAATCTTTAATTGGTTGTAGTATGTTATCGTCTATAGAACTTCCTATGTCTGAAACAATATCCACTATAGGCTCAACAACAGCTTTTACTACATCTTCTAAAGGCCCAAGATCAACATCAACACCTTCAATGTTTAAACCACCACCTTCTTCAACATAAGTTCCTAAACCACTAGCTAAAGCATCATTAAAGTCTGCACCACTAGCTACTTCAGAAACAACCGTAGTTAAACCTTCCTTTAAATCATCTGATTGAAAAATACCACCTATTCTTGAATCTTCAGGAAGTGAATCAAGAGTATTATCTAATAAAGTAGGAACAACAGTAGAGGCAATAAGGGCAGTAGGATCTCCATCTATTGCTGATGTTATTAAACCTTGTGTCTGTTGATAACTTAAACCGCCAAAACCTTGGCCTATATTGGGCGGCCCCATACCATCTACATCAACTCCTGAAGGTGCTGTAACAAGTCCTGCCATGTCTAAGCCTGTCATTACTGTACTTACAATATCACCTGTAGATAAGTCTTGACCATCTATTAGTTTTATGCCAGTGCTTATTACTTTTAAAGGTGGAGCTAAAATAGAAGCCATGTCTAAAAAAGTAGTAACAGCGTCTGTTGGACTAGGGTCTGGAGGATCAGGAACAAACACTTCAACCATAGTATAAGAACCTACAGGAGCATCTGGATTAGTATCTAATCTATAAAGATTTCCATTGTCTACTCTAAATCTTCCTGCGGAATAATTAGACGCTTGTGGCCCTTTTAGTCCTACGCCTTGGCGAATTTCTGTTCCTTCTGGAAGCGTAACCCCATCAAAATAAGGCTGTGTATCAAAATCTTTTTTCTTTTCTATGCCTTCAGACGCTACTAAATAATTAAATATTTGCCTATCAGTAAACTGTTTCCCGTAAGCACCGCCTCCAACACCAAAAGTATTTGTGCTTCCAAAACCGCCCTGTCCTTCATAAAATTGTTGTGCAGTATGTCCTTGAGGAAATAAGGCTTCTTCGCCATACATAGTGGCTTCGTTTACAACTCTATCATAAACATTAGATGCTTCTTGTTCAATTTTTTCTTTTTCTTCACTACCCGACCAGTTTTTCCACGCATCTATAAGATTAAAACTGCCGTTATTTTCTTTATATTCGTCCCCTTTAATTAAATCTGAGTATACTTGATTGTATTGTATTTCTCCTGTTGCGGGATCAAAATACTTAGGAAAGTCCATAGATTGATATGCAGGAGAATTATAGAAATCTTCTTCTTCTAATCTTCCTGATTCATCTAATTCTTCTTGAGTAACAATACCATCTTTATTTAAGTCTTCAAGACTAAAAGGATCTTCTGCGGTAGTAGTCAAAGGGTTGGCTAAAGAACTTGGCTCTTGAAACTGTTCCTCCTGAGTTACTTGAGGTACTTGAGTTACTTGAATAGGCGCTCTAGCATAATCTAAAGAATCCCTAGAATCAACCTTACCATCTTGATTAACGTCAAAGATATCTACACCGTTTTGTAAAACCCCAACACCTTTAGTATACCCATCCACACCAACACCCGCTTTCATAAGGTCTTGAGGCGTATACCCTTGATCGCGTAATAATTTTATTAATTCTTCTTGGGTCACTGTAGTTACTTCTTCCAGTTAGCTAAAGATTTAATTCCAAAGGATGCTGCGATAGCCGAAGCTAAAAAACCTTTATAATATACAGGCATAGCATCAAGACAAATAAAACCATCTTCTATAAAAGGTCTTGCTTCCGGTATAAAAGCACCAATAAGGGGGATACTAAGTAAAACTACAAACCATTCGTCTTTCCAAGAGCTTGCAGAAGCAGACGCTTGTTGTTGTTCCCAAGAAGCATCGTTTTGTATTACGTTTAGTTTTCTTTGATGTACAGCTTGTTTTTCTTCGGCTTTATTTTTAAGGTGAGTAGTGACAATATTAGCTACAGGAGAAACTAATAAGGAAAGGAAGTTCATTTTTATAACCTATAAAGAGTAGGGGAACCCTTGGGTTAACAAAGGCTCCCCTATTTTTAAGGATTAAAGAACAACTACAAATCCTGTTTCAGAACGTAGAGGCTCAACACCGTACAACCGATCAGCAGTCATCAGAGTAGCTAGGTACTCTTGCTTATAAGTTGTTTGTGTACGAACACCTAATTGCTCAACAAGAACCATAGTGTCTTTGTGTCCAAAGATACCTGCTTTAACATCGATAGAAGAAGCAGAGTTATCTCCTGATGCTTCTACAGTTTGACAGTTATTAGATACATAAATGTCAATACCATACAGATTACCAATAAGACCATTAACGACAGGCTGACCAGATACAAAGTCAGACGATACATAACGATCAATACCCATAATTGAGTTACGGGCTGAAGGAGGAAGAACCAAGAAACGATTATCCATTGGAGTATTTGCTTCGTCCTGCTTTTGAATCAAAGCTCGGAAACCTGCATCAGTAAATACATCAGTACCGCCAACAACAGTATCAGCAGCATAAGCTGTAAGACCGTTAGAGGCATCAATAAAGAATGAATTACTGTGGATGTAATCAGTAGCACTTGCGTTACCCTGATCTCCAAAGTTTTTCGCTAAATCATGTAAAGCAGTATCTACTTGCAAAGCAAGAGCATAACCCGCATCTTCGGTATAAAACTGACGTAGTGACGCAAGAGCTTGTACATCTGCAATATCGTCAATAAGTCGAGAATACTCGTAGTGTTGGTTAATTGATACTTGTACTTCAGTAGATGTACCATGAAGAATGTTGACCAAAGTACCTTCAGTTTTAGAACTGGCGGCACCACGATCAGGCGAAGGAATGTGAATGGTGTCACCCTTCTTTCCTTGCATGGTCATTTTCTTGACAAGATTAGCTAAGACTAGGTTCTTTTCGTATGAAGCAACAATCTCATCCGACCAAATTTCGGGGATAAAAGTTGCAGCTTCCGTTGCGCTAATAGCTTTAGCGGCTGTTCCAAACGCCCCTGATGTGGACGATACGTATGCGGGTTGTGTAGCCATGATAATTTTCCTTTTGCTTTAAATTTGAGTAGTTAACGTACCCTTTTCTCAGCATAAGCCTGTAGTATTTCATCTGAAAGGGCTAAATACCGACTAGGGTTAGTTTTCATAAGATCCATAATGTCAGATCGACGGTAGATTTTCCTTGAGGATGGAGTTGTAGAACCTTGAGTAGTGCCTACTGAAGCATTCTTAACCGCTTGTTTTCGTTCTTGCTTTTCACTGTTAGCAGTTTGCTGTACAGCTTGAACACGATCTTTCCAAAGGTTAAAAAGTTCATCGGCAGTCTCATAATCATACATCTTATCAGCCTGTTGGAATAACTTTTGTCGAACTTTAGAGGCAGTCACCCAGTCTTGAAACTTTTTGTCAGCTACAATTTCAGCCATATCTGGATGAAGTTTCTGTAACTGAGCTTTAGCAGTTTCCTGCTTGTACTGTTGACTAATTTGTTCCGCTTCTAATATTTTAGGGTGTTTACTAATCTGCTGCTGAATAGCCTTCTCTGGCTCCGAAAAGAAATCAATTTCTTCTTCTTGTACAGATGTCGTATTTCCCTGCTCTTTTGTGAGTTGTGTCTGGCCTTGAATGTAAGTATCTACAACTTTCCTTAGTTCACCAACTTCAGAACTTTGTCTACCCAATAGCTTTTCAGCTTCTTGGTGCATCTGGATAATTTCAGCAGTTGTTTTACCTTGATATTTCTCAGGGACTACTACTTCTGTTACTGGTTGTTCAGATGAAGAAGATCCGAAATCTTCAGTAGATGATAATTGTTCATCCGTTGTTTCTACATTCTCTGGTTGACGCTCAACTAACTGGCCCATTATTTATCCGTCCGTTAACGATTGTGGAAAAAGGGTATTATCAGGACTCTAAGAGTTTTCCTGTTTTCTTTCTTGCTTTATGGTCATTTCTCTGTGTTTAGCCCATTTCCTTGTGGCATCTGGAAAATCGCCAGAAATGGGATCAAGAGAAAAGTTTACACTTGAGATAATTCTATGTGCAGTAGATTCACAAACATCACACTTTTTGAAACTCTTAGAGGAATCTATCAGTGCTTCGTGAATATGGCCGTTATCACATTTAAAATCATAAAGAAGAACGCCCATTAAAAAGGTTCTTCTGTACTAGCTTGTTCTTCCTGAACTGCTTTTATTTGAGTTTCCAAATTAAGCATTGAAGCTATAACTACTAACTGTCCTTTTCTAAAATGTAAATCAGTTTCGTCTTTAGTAGCTTCCACTGAATTAATGTTTAACGCATTGTTTCGTAAGTCGTTTAATAAAGTTTTCCAACCTTCTGTATTAAACATTTCACGATAAGAGTCATAATACTTCTCTAGTTTTACTTGTTCTTCGTCTACCATCTGTTTCTCCTCATTAGGACAGTCTTTATAGAGATTTCAGTATAACATACTTTTTTACAAATGTCAAGTGTTTTTTTAATTATTTTACATTCTTTTTTTCTTAGGCTTGCCCATTGTTGTCTTAGGCTTGTTTTTCATTTTCTTTTTGGTTGGTTTGCTTACTTTAGTTCCGTATGTTCCGTATCCCATTGCCATAACTATTTCCTTTTTTTACGTTTATGTTGATATGAAATTTTCTTTGGGCCTGTTTTTTCCTTCTTAAACTTTTCTTTCTCTTTAGCAGTCATTTCCTTGGTAGTTTTTGGTGTTTTAGCTGAAACACGTTTTGAAGGGCGACAGGCAGGATAAGGTCTACCTGTTTCTTTCTTCTTTCTGCCGCACTTTTTCCCAGTCTTAACATCAACCCAATCTTCAGCAAACCAACGGGTTAATCCTGTTTTAGACTTTTTTGTACTTGCCGCCACGTTTTTTGTACTCCCTAACTAACCAAGCATTTGCATAAGCAGAAGGATAAACATCAAATTTCTTCTTTGCTTCAGATTTTACTCTGGAATACAAGGTTGGGTTTGTTGGTTTATTTTCAGCCATTACTTTTTACCTTTAGCTTTTAACTTAGCTTTATCCGATAACTCTTTAAAATGAAACAGCTTTGCACTTGTTTTAGTGTGTGTTTTGTTGCTGTGTAAAGAACCATCAGGCATTTTATGTGTATTGCCTTTATGTAAAGTACCATCCTTTTTATAATGATTAACTCCCTTCATAATATCCTCCTATCTACTTGTATGACCACTTACCAATTCTTACATGACCAATATCTAGCCGTAAGTTTACTGGGAGGGCTAGTGTCACACTTATGCCTAGCCCTAAAACTTTTCTTCCTAGCAGGTTGGTCTTTTTTTATTGTCATGTTCTGATCCCCAAAACGTATTGTTTTAGTCTGATCTCCCTGTTTTGCTACAACAACAAACTTTTTAGTGGGATGGCTTGGTGTTCTTTTTGGTTTGTTGTAAGCAGACACACCTGCATTTTTTAACTTAGAGTCTTTTTCTTTAGCCACTAAGGTTGTCCTCCGATTGATCTTAAAACTGTTTGTTCTGTAGGAGAAGGTTCGGGAGCTTTGGTTTGTTCTTTAACTGCAACCTCACGCTCCCTTAGTAGCTGTTCGGACATTTTAATTCTTCTTTCAAACTCTTTATCGTCCTCTGTTCCTGCTCTTAGGTTTGTTGTAACTGCTTTAATCCTATCAATCTCTATCTCCTGCGGTATAACTTGAGTTTCCATTGATAGTTTAGCGGCCCTAGCTGCTGACTCTTGTGCTTGACCATTTAAAGCATTAGACTGAGACTGTTGGAACTGTAGCTGAACCTGTTGTGCTGCTTGAGCTGCTTGAGCTGCCTGTGGGTCTGGTTGATTAGCCTGACGCATGAAGGCAATAATTTGCTCTCTGTTGCTTAAACTCATATTGTCAATAACGGACTCAATAAGCTGATTCTTAACTGGGGAATCTCCCATAGTTTGCAACAGTTGAGTTAGTTGTGCTATTTCGTATTCCCTAGCTACAATACCTAAAGAACTGCTAGCAACAAACTTATAGTCAGAGACAGGATATTGTTCAGGTTCAAACTGCATATACCTGTGAGCTACTTTAGTAACAAAAGGTATTAGGAAAGACTCTTGGAAGTTAATTAATGTTCTCTTATGTCTTTTGATTATGGTTCCCAAGCCCATAGAAAACCCTGCGGCTGACCTAGTGTCTGAACCTGCGGTAGTCCCAGAAGGGTCTACAGCACCAGTAGCAGCCTGTACCATTCTTTGCAAAGCATCTGCTTGAGAAAAAGTAATTTGACTAACTTGACCAAAATTAAAAGGCTGTAGGATTTCCGAAGGGTTGCCGTTAGTTAGTATTACTTTTCCTGATCTAACCTCTGGTCTTGACCCTCTGGGCATTCTAGTGGCATCCATAGCCAACATAGGATGGACAGTTAGTGCAAGAGCATCAATTCTAGCTCGTAGTTCTGCGTCTAAGGCTTTTTGTGAGTTATACCCTTTCTCGCATACCCCTCGACCCCAAAAGCGGCTAGGGACGACATCAAAAGGAAAAGCAATTACTGGCCTATCCTTCATCATGTAGGGGTTTTCTTCCGCTTTAAGAAGTACACCTTCATTAGCAATAACAACAATAGCCTCAACGTAGTAGCTGTTGCTTTCTGATGTAGAACCTTCACCGTCTTCAAGCAAAGGTTCTATAATTTCTACTTCTACTTGATTTCCGTCTTCATCTACATCAAACAAACCTTCATTCTGAGCTTTTTCTAAAAGATGTCTAGGTACTAAACCGTAGTAAGTTGTTTTTCTTGTTTTGTTTTCTTCATAGACGTTACTAAGGTTCCTATCTGCTTCAATGTCTGTATCTACATAAGCACTTTCAAGGTCAATTTGACGATAAACCCCTTCTTCCTGTAGTATTTCTATGGCATGTTTTGGCACATATTCATCAATAGCAACACCTAAAGCATCTTCAATTGAGGTAGCTACTGGGTCTATAAGGAAGTTTTGGGGAAGAATAGGGCGTAATTTACATACTGTGCGTTCCTGAATATTTACACCTACAGCAGTTAAGTCTCCACCCATAACAGGCTCAGTTGCAGGTATCATTTCTTTTTCTTCGGATAAAGTTATCTCTCCAATGCCCGTTCCAAAGATAGCTGAGTTTAAGACACACTCTGCGATTGCCTTTCTAGTCTTATTTTTAGAAAAATCTTCGTATAATTTCTCTCGTAAGTAGGCTATGTCCTGTTGGTTTTGATCTCTAATATCATCCTTAATATCAAACCAACGTCCTCTACCAAACGTAGCTTCCTCAATCTCCGCTACTGTGGACTCTACTGCTTGCTGAAGTGCAGGAGATATAATCCTAGAGCGTTCTGAGCTTCTTGTTTTATCTTCAGGCGACCACGTACCCCTAAATAGTCTATAATATTCATCAAATATTTCTTGATAGTTAGTTTCAAAGTTCTCACGCCATTCGTTACACTTATCAATGACCCAACCTTGTAAACTTTCATCAACAAACATTTCTTTATCATAGTTCTTCATATTAATACCCTGCGTAAACGTCAGTAAACTGATAATCTTCAGTATCTAAGTCAATATCGTAAGCTGTATCCGCTAATTGATCTATGTAGGCTAAAGCATCAATTAAATCGTCATGTACCAAAGGGTTTGGAAACTGAAACAGTTGGTCTAAAAACTGTGTATTCCAAGAACCTTTATTTAATTTTAAATTCCCATGTTCAAAACGACCCTGTAAGGCCCAGACAATCCTGTCTGTTTTCTTTTTGTTACCATGTGTTAGTTCTTCAATCCTAAAGAATACTTGACTTTTCTTCATTAAGTCACTAATATAAGGAAGGACTGCATTCTTTAGTGCGCCCTTTTCTATTCCTACGGATATAGGGCGGTATTCTCTTACAACCTCAAAGATTTTTCTTGCTGTTTCTTCTACACCCCATCTTCCGTGAGCTATGTTTGCAACCCACCACCCTTCTTGACTAACTTTAACTATAGCTATGGCTGTTTCATCTAAGTGTCTTGTTTTTGTTTTTACTTTGTTAACGTCAATAAAACCTGCTAAATCACAAGCTATATAATAATCACCTTCATCTGGTTCTTCATCTAAGAAAGTAACATCTTCTTCCTTAAACAGTTCTGAACCTTGTGCTTCAAAGGAAGCTAAAAACTCTTGCCTAAAAGAGTACCTAGACATTGATTTTTCTGCTGACTTGATTTCCTTTGGATCAAGTAAAGGGTTATCATAACTGGTAAAGTGCCACCCTTTAAAATCTACATCTTCAGATAACTTTGAATAATTATACAATTCATAGAAGTGGTTACGTCCCATTGGTGTTCCAATGAATAATGCACTTCCTTTCTGGTCAGCCAATGCAGGTCTTAATATCTGTTCCCAAACCTCTGGCTTCATATCTGCATATTCATCCATGACAAGGAACTTTAAAGACACACCCCTCATGGTTTCTGGCCTGTCTGAACCCTTTAAAGCTATCGTAGTCCCATTTATTAGTTTTATTTGTAGGTTGTTTACGTGGGAACTAGCTATTACAGTATGCCCCAGTTCCAACAACAAAGACCACATAATGTCCCTAGCTTGTCCTTGTGTTGGTGCTACATAGAACACCTGTCCTTTAGTTTCACTAAGACCATTTATTATCAAAAGCCAAGCGGCTAACCTAGATTTACCTGTACGTCTGCCTGCTGCTATAACCTTAAATCTTGAGTAGTCTCCAAAGACTTCTTGTTGCCAAGGTAGCAGTTCTACGTTTAAATCAGTCATGGCTTACTAAAAAATACTTAGGTATACCTAAGTACACTCTAGTAACACCACATTACAGGAGTGGGGCCAGAGTCACTATTCCTGATATCAACATGAATGAAATTACGAGCAACTCCA